TAATCGCAGGTTTACAAAACAATGCGAGTTGGGACAGACCTCAAAAGAATGCTCCCATACAAAGCCTGGTAGAAAGACAGATTCAACTTAGTGCAAATAGATTCGTTGACGAAATCGTAGTTTATAATAGTGAAAAAGACCTTGAAGATATTTTGCTAACACTACCCCTTGATGTTCGTATATTAGGTGTAGAGTATATGCAAAGTGAATTTACTGGTCGTGCTATCTGCGAGAAGCGTAATATTGAATTAGTGTTTAATAGCCGCGATCATAGTTTCAGTAGCACTAACTTGCGTGAGCGTGTATGGGAAGCAGAGAATCAAAAAAGGTACTCTGATAAGCCATGAATCAGTTAGACCTACACGGTGTCAGACATAGTGAGGTCGAACCTATGGTAGAGAACTTTATATTGATGAATCAGGGCGAATTCCCATTAGAAATCATTTGCGGAAACAGCGCAAAGATGATACAATTAGTACACAGTGTTACTGACAGAATAGGCTGTGAGACACATATGTACAGATATGGAACAGTGATAGTTAGGAGATGGATATGAAGTTAACATTTGAGAATAACAAAGGTGATAAGGTTATCGTCAATTATGATGTATCTTGTATCACTGATCAAGAAGTAGAGTTGGATCCGCGTAATGCACTAGAGCCATTATGGGAAACATTGACTACTAAAATTAGCGAACAATACGAAGTAAAAAGCGTATAATCACATCGGTCTTGGCGTCATCCCGATTTATAAATTCTGCCGCCATCAAACTTGCTCATTAGTAAAGGAGACTAGAGATGGCAAAGTACTATTCAACAAAAACATACGGACACAACATAGGTTTATCGGCAGTCTTTAGACAGCCCAATGCAGGGCATAGTCATTGTCATTTATTGCATGGCTATAGTTTATCATTCAAGTTTACTTTTGGATGTGAGACATTAGATGATAAAAACTGGGCTGTAGATTTCGGGGGTCTTAAAGATTTAAAGAAATGGTTAGAAGACAGTTTTGATCATAAGGTTTGTTTAGATACAGCAGACCCGCACGTTGCAGATTTTCAACATTTAGAAGAATTGGGGTTGGCAAAACTTACATATTTTAATGGTGTGGGCGCAGAAAAATTTGCTGAACATGCTTTTAATTATGCTGATAACTTAATTCGCGAGAAATCTAACAATCGTTGTTATTGTGTGCGTGTAGAATGTGCCGAACATGGTGCAAACAGCGCAATTTACGAAGCATGAACAGTCTAGTAAAAATTTGGGCTAGAGCAACAGGGCATCTAATGGGTGAGACCGACGAGGATCGCCCTAGAGTCCCTGTACTTACTTTGCGTGAAGCCCGTATCGCATTGTTCCTAAAAACTTCATGGGTAGTGTTACATGTGATAACATGTCTATTCATCATAGCAAACGTAATGAGGCATTGGTAATTATGGATAAACAAATGTATTACACAGATGAATTCGTCAAGGGCGGGGTTCTAGAAATCGTGCGTCAGATGTATACTGCCGACTACAGACCTGACTATATTGTAGGTTTGACTAGGGGAGGATTGATTCCTGGCGTGATGCTTAGTCATTACCTAAACATTCCTTTCTATGCATTAGATCCTGCTGAGTCTAATCTATGGATGGCAGAGGACGCATTTGGCACTGTTCCATCTGAAGAGCAAGAGACATATAAGAGTCGCTGGGATGTTTCTATGCGCAAGAATATCTTGATTGTTGACGACATCAATGACACTGGCAATACATTTAAAAATATTGTTAGCGATTGGCAAGGCGGTTGCTTACCTAAAGAACAAACAGCATGGGCTAGTGTTTGGCATAAGAATGTCAGGTTTGCTGTATTGATCGAAAATCAAGCAAGCGAATTTGAGACAGACTTTGTTGGCCTGGCGATCAACAAAGCCGAGAATCCCGAATGGTGTGTGTTCCCTTGGGAAGACTGGTGGTAATTTGATAATCATACAAAAATTAGATCGTAGATTTGCCGGTGGTGCGAACTTTGGGTACTGCTTAGAGTTCGTCCACCCTCATAAAGATGGTCATGATTTTTGTACGATACGTGAATGGTGCTGGCAAGTATTTGGCCCGGGTAGAGAATTAAAATTTTTAAATCCTAAACAAAAATATACCTGGGCTTTTTTGACTGACAATCATAGAACTAGGATATACTTATATTCTGATGCTGAACTGAATTGGTACAAACTCAAGTTTCAATGATGTATATACCTAAAAAATTAAAGTATAATAGCCTATCAGAATTCAAGCAATTTTTAGAGCGTGAAACCACTGAAAAAATAGTAGTTTTTGACGGTTGGCGATTGGTCACAGAGACTACTGAATATGGCATAGTAGATGGCGTGTTGAGATACAGGGAGAAGCAAAGTGAAGGTAAAAGCACTAAGAGACGATCTAATGGTTCAGCAACAGATAAAGAACGAATGGGAACACATGGTAGGAGTGATCATGCTGAACCAAACGGGAAGAAAGCCAGTAAAGTACGTGCTTCCAAAGTTCCTAAAAAAGTTTCCAAACCCAAGAAGTCTCCTAAATAGTACACCAGAACAAGTGATCGATATCATCAAGCCTCTTGGTATGTATAATATCAGGGAAAAAAGGTTGCGTGGTATGAGCCGTGATTACTTGACTTGGGACAAAATAAATGCTAATATACTCTATGGTATTGGTAAATACGGTAGTGATAGTTATGAGATATTCTTTAAACAGAACTACAGTGTGAAACCTACAGATAAAGAATTAATAAGGTATTTAAATGAACTCAATCAAGATAAGTGAACTATTCTACAGTATTCAAGGCGAAGGTCGCTACATGGGCGTGCCTTCAGTCTTTCTAAGAACGTTCGGCTGTAACTTCACTTGCGATGGTTTCGGTATGCCCAGAGGAGAAAAAACTAATGAACGTCATGCTGTCGATGCAAAGTTATATAAATCTTATAGAGATTTACCACTGGTTAGTACCGGATGTGACAGTTATGCTAGTTGGGATCCTAGGTTCAAGCATCTTAGTCCGCGTGTCTCAGTTGATGGCATCGCTGATTCAATCAAAGATATCCTCCCCTTCAAAGAGTGGCGAGACGAACACTTAGTCATCACAGGCGGTGAGCCACTGTTAGGATGGCAGAAGATGTATCCTAAACTTCTCAGTCATCCCTTCATGAAAAATCTTAAAGAGATCACGTTTGAGACTAACGGTAGTCAGAAACTAAAGCCTGAACTTGTAGACTTTTTATATGATTGGGCTGAGGGTGATCCGTTCAGCAGTCGCAGTTATGATAGTATCACGTTTAGCGTAAGCGCAAAACTCAGTGTTAGTGGTGAAAAGCGTGAACGTGCGATCAGACCTGATGTTGTTTTACAATATCAAGAATCAGGTCATGTATATCTTAAGTTTGTTATCGCAAGTCAAGAAGATATGGACGAAGTATTAGAAGTCACAGAACTTTATCGCAGTGAAGGTTTTACAGGTAATGTGTATGTCATGCCCGTAGGCGGTGTAGAAAGTGTGTACAGTCTTAATAATAGACAAGTAGCAAACTTTGCTATGAAGAATGGTTTGAGGTACAGCGATAGACTGCAAGTACCATTGTTTAAGAACGAATGGGGAACATAACATGACAGAAGGTGTTATATCAAAAGAACAACAATTTGTGATCACTCGCAATCAGTTTGAAAAACTTAGAGAAGTGTTCGATATGTATGATGCAGTTAATCAAATTGTTTGGAAGCAATCATCACCTAGCGGTATTGGACCGTCAGTAACAATTGAGTTTGATCCTAAAGAGATGGTAAAGTTAGACATTACTGACGTAGAGAGTTGGTAATGCCATTCTATAACAGTAGAGATAGAGTAGATGATTGGGATCATTTTGATCACCATAGTATAGGTACTACCTTGCGATTCGCTTGGTTACCTAAACGTTGCTGGCTATCAGATAAAAGGTTATGGCTACAGTTCGCATATAGAAAAGTAGCCATGTGGACAGGTCCAGGCGAACCTGTGTTTGAATATCGCTGGTATCATAAAGATGAATATCTTATTGCTAAATTGAAAGGAAACGTATAATGGCAACTTGGAGTGTAAAACCCGCATGGAAGAAGTCAATCATTGAACGTAATTACCTTTATAAAGGTGACAATCGTATTATGATTGAGACTGGATGGCGTTGGGGTGAGTTCACCGTAGAGACTGAGGATGATAATCCTCCTGATATCGAAGCCGGTGTGAATATCTATGATTGTGGTTATGAATCTGAACTAGTAGAAACTACTGACGGCTGTTGGGAAGAGCATGACATGGATGAATGTGATGAAGAAACACAAGAGTGGCTAGAAGAATTTTTTGAAGAGGGCAATAGTTGGCTTGACCTCGAATGCGATCACGGTTGGGTACAAGATGAATGCGAGATGATCATCGATTGTGAGTTAGAAATTACTAAAGTGGAAGAATGAGAACCTACGATAAACGAATCGGCTTCTTAGTGAGTTATCAAACATTGATACCTCATGGTGGTATAGGTCAATTTACAAAGAGTTTTTGTGAATTGATGGACGAGCATAATATCAAAGTCGATATCATTACAGATAAAGAACCTAAAGATAATGAGTTTGTCGAGTCATTGAAAGCGAACATCATTGCCCCACTAGAACCACTGCCATACACTCTTCATAGTAATATATTCATGTATGGTGATACGTTTTGCTATGAGCGCATGGCCAACTTCCGTACTGCTATTGTAGAAGCATTGGAACACAATCTATATGATGCATTTATCTGTAATACATACGAGACTGTACAAGTCGCTAGTACTATGGGCCTCGAGGATGTTATACAAATTATTGCGTATACACACCTTGAAAGTCAAATGTTCAAAGACACAAAGAATCCATTCTTGTACAATACAAATGTGGTGATGCGTCAACAGTTACAGACTGATGGTATCTATGTAGGTACACAGAGCATGTTCAATAAGCATCAATTTGACAATGCTTGGCATTTACCTATCCCCGTCACGGAGCAAGGATTGTTAGAAGAACATCACAAACCACGTGAAGGTGTATTGTTTATTGGTCGTTGGGAAGAAGGTAAGAATCCTGAACTGTTTATCGATTTGATAGAACAAACTAAATTACCCGCTAAAGTAATGACTAGTCCTAATGGTGTTAAGAAGTTTGAAGATAGACTGGCTAAGATCGGTGCTACCTATGATGTTCGTGCTAGCATTGTAGGACAAGAGAAGGTAGACTTCATCACTGGCGCAAGGGTAGCATTCAACCCTAGCACTGTAGAGAGTTATGGCATGGCTTTTTATGAACAGATGATACAGATGCCTACAGTAGTATTAGAGAATCAACGCTGGACTCAAAACTTTGATAGCCGTCATTTTTTTACAGTCAACAAAAAGAATATGGCTAAGACTGTGTTAGATTTATATAATAATGTTCCTGATGCTAAGACTTGGTATTCTAATGATATATTAGAAGCATATCGTAATAGAGAAAAAGATGTGTTTCATAAGTGGAATGAATGCTTCAATGATTTCAAAGGCAAACAAAGCAATAACAACACTGCACAGATTTGTAATTTTAATACAGTGCAACATAGTGAGTTCATACAAAGTTTAGGTAGAAAAATAATTTGCATCGATGATGTGCGTAGTATCTTAACCAACAAGCATAAATTCAGTGTTATCTACACAGATGACAATACATACTTGACTAAAGATCCTACTTTTCAACCAGTAGAAAAATTAGAATCAACGAACTTATTTGAGGGAATATGAAAAAAATATTAATAACAGGCTGCTCAGGCTATATCGGTAGTCATCTATGCAAGATGTTAGAAGGACAATACGAGATACATGGTCTTGATATCAGAGATCCTGTCGTCCCGATAAGCAAATTTTATAATGTTGACATCAACAGATTGTTTACTATTCCCGATCAAACAGAACCATATCATGCTGTGATACATCTGGCTGCTATGGTCAACGTTAGTGAGAGTGAACGCATACCCATCATGTATTATATCACTAACATGAACGGTACTATGAACGTACTGAATAAAGTACCTACTAATAATTTCATCTTTGCTAGTACCGGTGCAGCCGCATTATGTGAGAGTGCATACGGTATCAGTAAGCGGGCGGCGGAAGATTGTGTGCGGGAATACTGCACTAATCATCATCCTAAAGATTTTAGCATGTTTAGATTCTATAATGTGATCGGTGCTAGTTATGGATTGATGCCCACTAACCCTGATGGGTTGATGCTGAACCTAATGTGGGCAGAAACTAAGGGTGAGTTTACTATATTCGGTAACGACTATGATACCCCAGACGGCACATGTGTTCGTGATTATGTTCATGTGTTAGAGATTTGCGAAGCATTGAAGACTGCTATCGAAGAACCTGCAAATAGCCTTGAGAATTTAGGGCACGGAGTAGGTACTACAGTGAACGCTATGGTAGAGATGTACAAGGAAGTCAATAACGTCAAGTTTGATGTTAAGTACGGACCTCGAAGGAAAGGTGATGCCGCAGTAAGTGTGCTAGATAATCCTAGCCGTTACATGAAGCACTTATTTGAATTGAAAGACTTATTGAAGGTTAGTGAATAAGAAGTAAACTGCTCAATACGTCATTACGATTGGCAGCATCGTCACCATCACCCGGCTTGACGATAACATTCCATTTACCTTTGGCTTCTGGATCTTTATCAGCCGGCTTCTTCATCATCTCATCGTAAGTGATGACCGACTCTGGCTTGAGACTATACTTGATAGCGATACGATCCTTGACAGCCTTTTCTGCTTCTGGGTTCTTATATTGCCATTTACCTGATTCATCCTTCTCTAATGCGTCGGCAAATAGTTCTTTAGGAACTACACGACTGTTCTTAGTCTTAACGAAATCGATTTTCTTTTCTTGACCAGTAGCCGCACCTTGGCTGAAGTTCATCTTAAAGTTATCAGGACGTGCCGCCTGTGCTACACTAGCCATCTTAGTATATGCATAGAAGTCAACATCAG